CTGGCCCTTGTCGGAGAAACCTCCCCGTGGAAGATCGCCGGGGTGATTAGCGAGGACGGCCCCAGCTGGACTCCCTACGGGTCCACTGAAGCCATCCGCCTGTGGGATCTGACTACAGCTCGTACGGTTGAAACCGAGAAGGGCACCATGACGATCCCCGTAATTAGCACCGATGGCGAATCTATGAAAACCGTTTTCGGTAGTGATGCCGTGACTACGACCGCCACCGGCTTCACCGTAGACGCCACCGATGGCCCGAAGACAAAGGAAGAGTCCTTTGTGCTGTACGGCAAGGATGGCGAGGACGATCTGATCTGGGCTTGCCCGCATGGTATCGTCACGGAAGTCGCCGAGGTTGGTCTCACCCCCACCGGCGCTCTGATCTGGAACATCACAGTTACCGGCGGCTTCAAGTTCTCCAAGGACACCCCCGCGTAAGTAAAAAATGAAGAGGAGTGAACAAATCATGTCTAAAAAGATTGTTAAAATCGGCGGTCAAGCCGTGGAAGATATTCAGGTAGAGATCAACGGAAAGCGCTATACCGTTCCGCTGGCCAAGGCCATGAAACGCAAAGAACTTCTGGCCATGAAAACAGAGGATGACGTCTATCAGATGTTCTCTAAGCATATCCCGGCGGAGGTGCTGGATGATATGACTCTGGACGAATACAACCAGCTTTGCAACGCCTGGGCGGAAGCCAATGATGATGGCGACGGTGAAAGCCTGGGGGAATAATTGGCCTCGCGGAGTATGTCGAGGCCCACAAAGCCGCTGTCGAGCGTGATTTGCTCACTCAAACCGGTTACACATTGGACGATGTCGGGCGCTCTCTTCCGTGGAGGGCGCTCGGCTCTTTTTTACATATTGCAAAGCCTGATTCAGCCATTGTGGCTGAAACTGATCCGGAACTGTCCAATTGGTCTACTACTTTTAAAACTAACGTTATACTCGCGGATATTTACGACGCGTTGACATGGCTGACGGCGATAGTATCCGTTAAAGGGTCGAAACGTACACCTCAGAAACCGAAAGAGTATCCACGGCCATGGAAGCAAAAGAAACACGCTTTCAAAAAGATTATGAAAGCAAAAGACTGGTTAAGCCTTTTAACGGGAGGTGAAAAGAATGGCTGAAGGGGTCGAAGTCGCAAAAGCGGTAGTAACTATTATTCCGTCTCTTGCCGGAGCGCAAAAGACTATAACGAAAGAGCTTACGGGCGCCAGCGAACCAGCTGGAGACAAAGCAGGCAAATCAGCCGGAAGCAAATTCACCTCTGGTCTTGGATCTGCTATCAAAAGCGCCGGCAAAGTGGCCGCATCCGCTTTCGCAGCGGTAAGTGCTGCCGTTATAAGCACAGCTAAACAGGCGGTTGCATCGTTTGCGGATTATGAGCAGCTTGTCGGCGGTGTTGAGACGCTTTTCAAGGATTCGAGTTCAACTGTTTTGCAATATGCTCAAAATGCATATATGACGGCGGGTGTATCGGCAAACGATTATATGTCCACCGTGACTTCCTTTTCAGCGAGCCTTTTAAGCTCGCTGAAGGGCGATACCGCCAAATCTGCTCAGATCGCCGATATGGCTATGCAGGATATGTCTGATAATGCTAATAAGATGGGAACGGATATGTCTTCCATCCAGACGGCTTATCAGGGTTTCGCTAAACAAAATTATACCATGCTGGATAACCTGAAGTTGGGTTATGGCGGCACAAAAACAGAAATGGAGCGCCTGTTAAGAGACGCTCAGAAGATCACCAAAGTTAAATATGATATCAATAATCTGAGTGATGTTTATTCGGCCATCCACGTAATTCAGAATGAGATGGGGATCACCGGCACGACTGCAAAAGAGGCCATGTCCACTATTTCCGGTTCTGCCGGAGCCGCTAAAGCAGCGTGGCAAAATGTGCTTACCACGATTGCCGGAGGCGGTGAAGGACTTGACCAGGCTGTCAATGCCTTAATGACTACTGTTTTCGGCGGATCTGAGGGCGGTGGCCTGCTGAATAATCTGCTTCCGGTCGTTGAAACAGCAATTAACGGTGTGGGTTCTTTCATTTCGACAGCAGCACCGCTGATCCTTCCGAAGATTACAAGCCTGGTTTCGAGCCTTCTTCCGGGTCTCATAACGGCGACATCATCCGTTTTGAGCGCAATCACCCAGCAGCTGCCTACATTGGTGGCGTCTATCTCTCAGCTGATTCCTCAGATTATCACTAGCCTATCGGCGCTGATTCCTCAGTTGGCGTCATCCGGCTTCGAGATCATAAAGACAATTATCCAGGGCATTTTAAACAATCTGCCGCTTTTGCTTTCCTCTGCGGCTCAAGTGATCGGGCAGCTGGCGGAGGGAATTATAACCAATGCGCCGCAGCTGATATCTACCGCCGTGGAAGCTATCGGCAATTTTATATCTGGTATTTTTAAGGAGCTTCCTAATATTCTATCTGTCGGTGGGAGCATTGTTGGTAAGCTCCTGGAGGGCATAAATGCTTCTTTGCCCAATGTCATTAGCGCATTTTCGACAGCTATGACAAATATCGTTGCGGCGATTTCGGACGCATTCCCGAATATCAGCTCCGGAATAGCACAGATTGTGAGCGCTTGCCAGCCAATCGTGGACACGGTAGCGGCTAATTTTACCCAGGTGGCCACTGTGGTGGCTACGGCTATTACCGACATGGTGGAGGCCCTGGCTCCATATACGCCAGCTATCACCCAGATGGTGGAGACAGTTTCCACTAACCTTCCGAAGATCATAGACAGTTTTACCGGTTTGGCAACTTCGATCGGTAACACGATTGTTCAGATCGTGGAAGCAATCGCGCCTTATATCCCAGCAATCACGGAAATGCTGACAAAGACGGTCGAGAATCTCCCGGCTATTGTCGAAAGCTTCTCCGGACTGCTGTCTCAGGTTACGCCAATTATCAGCTCTATTTCAGATCTGATTAAAACCATCGGTCAGGCAATTGTTGATATTGTCAACAGCGTAGGTTCAAACCTGTCCATGATTGTTGACGCATTCTCCGGGTTCAATACGTCGCTGGCCGTCCCGATCAAGGCCGTCGGCGATGCCATCAGCGGAATGATTAACGCCATCAGCGATGGTATCGTAGCGGTGAATAACTCCATTTCCGGAGTGCTGGATAAGCTCGCGGGCGTTTTTGATTCCATTGGCAAGGCTGCATTAAATGCCGGTCAAGGCTTCAAGACAATTGCAGACGCTTGTGTTGATCTTGCCAATAACACCTCTGTGATTGACCTGGCTGCTACGTTGGGCGCTGTGGCCACGGGCATTAAAAACATAAATCATGAGGCCAAGTGGGCTTATGATAACAAGATCGGCGAATCCATCGGTCAGGTGGGTGCGGGTCTGAAAACACTTGTTGATTATTCCAATGGCCTGGATGCCGTATCAACGGCAATGGATACATTTGCAGAGTCCGTTAAAAAGATCAACAATGAGACTAAGGGCGGCGCAGCATCCCAGAATGTAGCTAATTTCGGCACGGCCATTGACACTATGGTCACGAACGCCGGAACGGAGTTTGACACTCTGGGAACAAAGGTAGAAACGTGCCTGGAAAAGATAAAGGCACTCTGCACGGAAGGATCCGCGTCACTGTCCCAGCTGGCCAACACGATAAAAACTTCTCTGTCCAGCGACAAGGCCGAATTTAATACCAATTTCAATTCGATGCAGAGTACAACAAGCTCTGCCATGAGCGCTGTGTCCAGGAGCGTTTCTTCCGGGATGTCCACCTCGAAATCCACCATGGCTTCTAAGTTCAGCGAGATGAGTCTGTCAGCTGTTTCGGGGATGAATTCTTCCTCCAATGCTGTTAGTAACGGCTTGGGACGTATGCAAGGCTTGTTTAACAGGACGTCATTCAATTTCGGTTCTTACATCCGACTGCCTCATTTTGGTATGTCAGGGCGTTTTAACGCCGAAACCGGTGAAGTCCCTTACGTTTGGGTTAACTGGTACGACAAGGGCGGCATTTTCGATCACCCATCCATTATCGGCGTTGGTGAAAAACGGCCAGAATTTGTTGGAGCGCTGGACGATCTGCGTGAAATTGTGCGCGAAGAGTCAAACACGGCAAATGTAACTATCAACGTATATGGATCTGAAGGTCAGAACGTGCGGGAGCTTGCTAACATCGTTATGCAGCGAATCCAGAGCAATATCACCAGGAAGGAGGCGGCTTTCGCGTGAGACGTGGGATAATCAGCTGGAACGGAGAACGTTCCGACCAGTATGGTATTTATGTTGAAAAATATCCGAACTTCCAAAAGCCGCTGCGGAAATTTGATAAATACACTGTCCCCGGCAGGAATGGTGATATTATCATGATGCAGGATGCCTGGGAGAACGTGGAACAAAAATATGATATTTTTGCCGGGAGCGGAGAAAAGCACTCCGTTCCCGATTCCTTTTCCAGAGTGGCTGATTGGCTTTTTTCTCCGGATGGATATTGCGAACTGTGGGATGATTTCGACCCGGCGCACTTCCGGCTTGCTTACGTGTCCGGTCCGGTGGACGTTAATTCCCTCTCGATTGGCAGAGTTGGACGGGCCACCGTGACTTTTAACTGTAAACCTCAACGATTCCTGATGTCTGGGAAAGATCCGGTTAAAATCACGGCGGCGCCATTTACAATTTACAATCAAACAGCTTTTGAGGCGAAACCACTTATTTTCGTTGAGCGATCAGCAGCCGGAGATGGCACGGTGTCGGTAAATGGAACAGTGTTCTCTATCACTGGACTACCGGAATATGGTCTATATATTGACTGTGAGGGGCTAAATTGCTTCGATATAAATGGGAATAATATGAATAATATTGTTTCTTCAAACACAAATGAATTCGCTGCGTTAAAGCCTGGTCAAAATCCAATTGGTTTTACAGGAAATGTGGCATCCGTATCAATTACACCGAGATGGTTTGAACTTTAAGAATTAGGAGGGCGCTCAATGTACCCGATTCTTTTTGAGCATGACGCTACATCATGGGATAGCTTTGGCATTGGCGTCCTATCTGATGCAATCACTTGCGAAGTGGAAGAGAACAGGAATGGGTCTTATGAATTGGAAATGACGTATCCAATTACGGGTGCATTCTTCAATGAAATTAAACTTCGCCGTCTGATCGTGGCTAAACCAAATTATACCGATGATCCGCAACCGTTTAGGGTTTATTCCATTAGTAAACCGCTTAACGGGCTAATAACGGTTAATGCTCAACACATTAGCTATGATTTATCTGGATATGTAGACGCTCCGTTTACGGCTGCTGATAGCCAATTAGCTATAAACAAATTAACCGACTCCACCATTATCTTCCCCTCCTCATGCCCGTTTTCTTTTTCCTCAAACATCCATAGCAGTAGTAGTTTTTCTTTAAACCATCCAGAGAGCATCCGGTCAATCATGGGAGGAATAAGGGGAAGCCTGATTGATGTATATGGCGGTGAATGGCATTTTGACAGGTTTAATTGTCAGTTGTATTCCGCAAGAGGTGAAAACCGTGGAGTAACAATTAGATATGGAAAGAACCTTACAGATTTAAATCAGGAAGAAAACAACACTAAAGTATACACGGCAGTTTATCCTTATTATTACAATGGGGATGCTAACATTCTTGTCACACTCCCAGAACGAGCAATAAATGTGCCTGGGGTGTTTTCATATACAAATGTGCTGAACCTTGATTTGTCTAATGATTTTGAGGAAACTCCAACTGTAGCAGATTTGCGAAGCAAAGCCGAACAATATATTGATCAGAATGATATCGGGAAACCTGTCGTAAATCTTACAGTAAGTTTTCTGGAAGATGTAGGCGTTAACGAACGTGTAGATCTTTGTGATACTGTTTCGGTATACTTTGAAAAATTGGGTGTAACGGCAACTGCTAAATGTATCCGTACAAAGTGGGATGTCTTAAAAGATAGATATATTGAAGCTGAATTGGGATCGGCAAGAAACAGCCTTGCAGAAGATATTGCTAACTCTTCTGAAATTGCAGATGTCATTGATGAGAGAACAGCACAATTTAAAAGAATTGCGGCTGGTATAGTCGGGAAAGTTACTGGCAATTCTGGCGGTTATATTGTTTTGCACGATACTAATAACGATGGAGAGCCAGATGAGATCCTGATCATGGATTCAGATGATATAATTACTGCGGTTAAGATTATCAGATTCAACAATGCGGGTATTGCCTTTTCTAAAACAGGCTACAATGGCACATACTCGACAGCTTGGAATATAGATGGTGAATTTGTTGCCGATTTTATAGCATCTGGCGAACTCCATACAGACATGGTAAAAGTTTTGGGGGATACCAATTTTTACTGGGACAACAACAATATAACTATCGTAAGCCCAGCAGACCAGAATAAAATGATTCGCTTTGGCAAATATGACGGTGTAAATTACGGCCTTGGCTTTAGCAATGATGGTGGCCTTACATGGAATTCCGGTTTTGATTTTGACGGAATAAAGCTATCGAAGACGGGTTCTGATGGATGGGCTAAGATGACTGGCGATAGCTTTGAGATAAGGAATTCCTCCGATGTTACTATAGCGTATATTGGGCTAGATAATTGTGTTGATTTGGATGGCAATTATGTTACTGCACCGAGATATATGCTAGGCTCAAGATTAACAGGGACAGTAACAGGAATATATAGCTTTGCTGGTGGGCGTTTCTCAGATGCTTCCGGCCCGTATTCTGTTCTAATAGGATATATGGCGGCGTGTAAAAAACCATACGGGATAGCACTTGGGTATTATACATCTGCCAATGGCACAAACAGTATAGCCATAGGGGCTAACGCAACAGCCGTTACAGAAGCTATTGCAATTGGCCTCGAAGCTTCTGTAAGTGAGAGCGCAGGAATTGCCTTGGGAATTAGAGCAAAGGCTGAAAATGATTGTATTGCCATCGGGCCTAAAGCTTGGGCTAAAAAGACAAGTTCGATAGCAATAGGAGCATCTTGCTATACGGAATATGGGTGCGCTATTGGCTTTGATAGTCATGCCTATGATGGTGTAGCAATTGGGCATTATGATTTAGCGAAAGGCCAATATGGTACGGCTATTGGGTATAAATGCAATGCTGATGGTGAAAAGTCCACAGCTATAGGGTATGAAAGTACCGTGGGGACGAATGGTATAGGAGCTGTAGCTATAGGCGGTGGTCATGTGTCTGGAGATCATGCAATTGCTATAGGATTAGGCACACGGGCTACAACTCAATATCAGTTTGTTTGCGGAAGATACAATACCACGGGGTCTTGGATTTTTGTGGTAGGAAATGGCACTGATGATTCAACCACAAGCAATGCTCTAAGGATGTCGAATGCAGGCAATTTGTGGATTGCCGGAACGCTGACGCAAGGATCCGACATAAGAGCTAAAGATATTCTAGATGATAATATACCGGATGTATCGGCTATTAAAGCTGTGCGTTACAAGTGGAATGATACTGTCAGAAATCATGATGAAGCAACTCACATCGGCTATATTGCTCAAGACGTTGAAAAAGTAGCCCCTTATTTGGTCGAGACGGACGAAAACTCAGGATTCAAATCAATTAAGTATGTTGAATTTTTGTGCGCTAAAATTGATCAATTAGAAAGAATGGTCGAGAAACTTACTAAGCGGGTCGCTGATCTGGAGGGGATGACTTCATGACACGACAAACCATCACAGTTGACATTGCGCCGGGTAAAGATCCGGTCAAACGCTTGAATCTGACTCAAGGTGATATCGGGAGGCCACTCGGAGTTTACATCAAACAAAATGATGCCGTGCTGGACTGTTCTGGATACACGGCAGAACTCTATGTTCTGAAGCCTGATGGGAACTATTTTTCTTCGCTCTTAACAGTTGATGAAACAGAGACAAACCTGATCACATGGGAAACAGCACGACAGGAAACGCCGCTCTTCGGTGAGTGTGCCGCCCAGATCCGCATCAGGCAAGGCACAATCAATATCGGTACTGCTGAATTTGTGGAGTATATCGAAAAGTCTCCTAATCTGATTGGGATTGATAGCGAGACGGACATACAAACAATTGAACAGTATGTTGCGTTAGCGGGTCAAAAAGCGTTAGAAGCATCTCAAAGTGCACAAGATGCGGCAAGCAGTGCACAGGCCGCAGAAACTATAGCTGAACACTTTGGTAGTACAATGCTATCTAACATGGTGGTTGAACCTTTTGAAATTAACCTTGGCACAATAACATCGGGCCAGAGATTGCATAGGACTTCAACGAAAAATAAGGTTGGTTATTATCCTATCGGTATTGTTGGTGCGTATATGAGCGCAAGAGGATATGATTATTTAACTAATATATCCTTTAGAGATGTTTATTTATCAACACGTTCATCCGGTGTTGCAAAGGTAACATACACGGTAATGAACGATGATGGCATAGATTATACAAATGTTACCATTCACCTTGATATTTTGTGGGTCAAAGAATAAGGGAGGTTTGGCAGATGGAAAGACAAACGATTACAGTTGATATTGCTCCCGGTAACAATCAGATTCAAAGGTTGAAATCATCTCAGGGTGATATTGGTAGGCCGCTTGGCGTGTATATCACTCAGAATGGTGTGGCCTTAGACTGTTCTGCGTATACCGCTGATCTGTACATCCTTAAACCGGATGGAAATTATTTCACAGCAACAGCTACCGTAGATGCTACGGAGCATAATCTAATCACATGGGAAACTGCTAAACAGGAAACACCTGTGGCGGGTGACTGTGCCGCTCAGATTCGTATTTTAAGCAACGGAGACGATGTAGGCACCGCCCGGTTTGTTGAATATGTGGAAGCTTCGCCGGGGTTTGTTGGTGAATCGTCTGAAAGTGTTGTAGAATCCCTGATGGAATATGTCAGGCAAGCCGCCACAAGTGCGGAAACCGCATCCGGTGCGGCATCATCTGCATCAGGATCTGCGAGTGCCGCAAGTGGTTCTGCATCCTCTGCCGCACAAAGCGCATCTGCCGCCGCTGGATCTGCTTCAACAGCCCACACAGATGCTGAGACAGCTTCTCAGGCCGCACAGACGGCACAGGATGTGGCGGCTTCCATCCCGGAAGATTACTCCACTTTGAGTGAGGATGTAACTGGATTAAAGAGCGCCTTTGAACAGCTTGACGCTAATGTTATCACGGAATCTGCTGGTCCCGCTTCCATCATTTCCATTGCTGACGGCGCAGATGGGATGCCTATGCGGAAAGTGGAGGTAGCAATCGAGCCTGTGCAGGACTTGCATGGGTATGATGCGCCGTGGCCTGCGGGTGGCAGCGTAAATAAATTGCCACTTTCCGATGATTATTCGCTTACAAACAACGGCGTTACTTGCAAAGTAGTTAACGGAGTTATTACATTATCTGGCACTGCATCTGGTGGCTCGGCAAGGTTCGAACTACCTTTACACGAGGCAGTTGACTTGTCTCCAAGCACAAACAAAATTGCATTTCTAAATTCTTTTGTGCAAAGCAATGTGACTATGTATTTCACACGTGGGTCGGCAAACATTCATTATTGGGGCATGTCTTCGGCAAACAGAGTAGTTTCTGGATGGACACAAACGGAGAACGAAACAGTTGATAAGATTATAGTGGTTGCAGATTCAGGCGCAAACGTTAACGGAACAATCTCCCCGATGCTGATTGCGCTGACAGAGAGTGATCCGACAACCTTCACTCCCTACTCCAACATCTGCCCGATCTCCGGCTGGACTGGGGCGAAGGTGACGAGGACGGGCATCAATATCTGGGATGAAGAGTGGGAGCTTGGCGATATTAACATTTATAACGGCGAAAAAGTTAACGGCAGTCTGTTGATCAGCAAAAACCACATTCCCGTTTGCGGTAACACAAAATACTATTGGAAATCCTCGTATGGAGGGGTTAGATATTTCTATGATTTGCAGAAAAATTTTGTTGGGTATGTATATTCGACAGCAAACGCCACATTCACGACTCCTGCAAATGCAAAATATATGAAATTTCGAGAACCGTCCAATTACGGCACAACCTATAACCACGACATCAGCATCAACTATCCTGCTACAAATACAGAGTACCACGCTTACCAAGGCCAGACCTACGAAGTCACCTTCCCGACCGAAGCTGGCACAGTCTACGGCGGGACGCTGGATGTGGTGAGCGGGAAGCTGGTGGTGGATAGGATGGAATGGACTGCGCCAAAGACAGGTTGGTCTCTCTACAAATCTGGCGCAGGCTCAACTATACATTATTGCAATCTTCCATCTGAAACCATAGATGTAATCCTGAATGCAATTGCAAATCGTTTTTATTCAATTTCTGACACTTTCGCTTATTATACAAAGCAATTAAGTTGGTATTCTGATATGCCCGATTGCCATTATGTTTACAACGTGTCCGGTGTAAGCGTTAGCAAGCGTGTTTGGATTCGCTACGAAGGCAATGATTTTGAAGATGTTATAGAAGGCGCAAAGTTCATTTTCATGCTACAGACTCCGCAAGCATACACCCTCACCACGCAGGAAATCAAAACTCTCCTCGGCATTAATAGCATCTGGGCTGACGCTGGCAACACCGCTGTGACTTACCCGGCAGACACGAAACTCTATATCGACAAAAAGATCGCAGAGCTTCAAGCTTTGATCTTGGAAAACAACGGCTAATCGAAAGGAGATTTGAACCATGACTAAACGGGAACAGAGAGTAATCACGGCATTCCTCAACTGCATTAAACACGGCGAGTATACGGAAGACTACGCCATTACCCTGATTGAAGACCAGCAGAGGTATGGATGGCTGTCCGATACTGCCAAGGACTACTTCTACGAGGAACTGGATAAGATGCATCCGGCTCCTGAACCGGAATCCATAACGGAAGAAGAGACGGAAGAAGCTGAGAGCGTAGTTTAAATAGGAGTTTAAAATGTGGTATCCATATCCAGTAATGCATAAAGGATTATGCTATTTTTCCACCCAAAAACATTACAAAAAAGCCAGATTCAAAAAGGCATTTGCTCGTGAAATGGCAAGAGTAAGAAAGATTCTTATGACTTAAATAACACATTAACACAGATTGACCGGGGATGATGATGGCATCTTCCCCGGTTTCCTTTTGAGACTACGCGAGGTGGTGATGTCATGGCCCAGTTCCTGATCGGTATGCTTGTGGGCGCCTGCGCGACCGTTTTCGTGCTGGCGCTGATGGTCGTTGGAGGTGGTGAGGATGATACAAAGAGATGATCTGATCCGGCTTTTTCAGCGTATGTACAAAGAACACTGGAGCTACGAATGGGGCGCAGCGTCGAAGGGGTGCGTAGACTGCTCAGGAGCGCTGGTTTACGCTTATCGGCAGCTGGCCGGGCAGAGCGTCATACACGGGAGCAATGGCCAGGCACGGCGCTGGATCTCCGGCAGCATGATGCCGATCAGCATGGCGCAGCCTGGGATGGTCGCCTTCAAGGCCCGGAAGCCTGGCGAGGAAGATTATGATCTGCCGGAACGGTACAGAGAGCACGGCGCAAGCTACACCGGCGACCTGATGGATTATTACCATGTAGGACTTGTTGACGAGGATCCGCGGTATGTACTTAATGCCAAGAGTACAAAAGCGGGATTCTGCCGGGACCAGCTGGCAGCGTCACACGGCTGGGACTTTGTGGCATATCTGCGGGACGTGGAGTATCCTGGCGGGAGCGATGACGGAGGAGATGGAGATAAGATGATGCAGGCGGTGGTATCACTCCCCAGCGGGACGGCTGGATCCACGGTCAATATGCGGGAACGGGCGCAGACATCTGCGCCGCTGATCTGCCGGGTGCCGGTTGGATCGGTGGTTGATATCCTGACAGACCAGGGCACCTGGTGCAAAATTGACTATATCGGCAAGCAGGGCTGGATGATGTCCAACTATTTGGAATATGGCGGCCAGGAGGGCGAAGCCGGCGGAGATCCGCTGACCGAAGCAGAGCGGGCCAAGATCGAGGCTGCGCTTGCTGAGATCGAAAAATCTATTGAAATTGTCCGTGCGACATTAGGAAGAGGTTGATAACCATGTGGGATTTCATTGTTAAATACTGGGTCGAGTTTCTTTTCGGGATTGTCGCTGCGGGCCTGATCGCTGGATATAAAAAGTTGGCCTCCAAGGTGCAGACCAATAAGGACACCGAGAAGGCCATAGCCGACGGGATGCAATATTTACTCATGTTTAAACTGCGAGAAGAAGGCGAAAAGTATCTTTCCGAGGGCCGGTGCTCAATCGATCAGAAGCACGAATTTGAGAAAGTGTACAACGCCTACCATGCATTGCGTGGAAATGACACGATAACAGCTTTGAAAGACAAAGTTCTGCAGCTACCAATTTGAGATAGGAGGATTGACAATGAATTGGGATTGGAAAGAATGGACACTGGCAGCACTGATCCGGGCGGTTAAGACTTTTGCTCAGACTTTCGCGGCGATGATCACTGTGGGCGCGGCCTTCAGCGAAATTGATTGGCTCCGGGCGCTGTCTGTCTCCGGCGTGGCGTTCGTGCTGAGTATCCTGACAAGCCTGGGCGGTCTGCCGGAGGTGGAGAAAAAGCAACCGCCCGACCAGGATAATAACGGTTAAGCTGCTATTTTTAGAATGAAATAATCACCAGCGTGATATAGTGTTCGTTTAGAGTTTCCGCAAGTCCACTTGACCGTACTAAGCGAACACTCGTCTGGTACGGATGGAAGATCGGCATATTTTTGTCGATCTTCTTTTTTTATGCGGAAATACACAAGGATTTTGTTTTCATATACCTCCGCCCGCGTAACAAACGCATCCAGCAGGCCGGAACGGGTGAATTCCGGATCTGTGTATCCTTCTCTGAAAAGCTCAAGGAAGCTGACGATATCATCTTCTGTCGGCTGATCTTCCAGCAGCTTCTCCCCTTCCTTCACCTTTTCGGCCAAGTCTGCCTCTTCCCTTTCGAGCCGCAGCAGTTCGTCTTTGGTGGTATTTGTGAATATACCGGCTTTAATGGCGTTTAGGATGTTGGCCTTCTGAGTCTGAACCTCTGCAAGAGAAAGACGTACAATCTCCAGATCCGAATCAGCGCGGAGCTTGTCCTGGTCGAGGATCGTCTGATGAGCCATCCATTTGATAGAGTCATCCGACAGCACATCATCCCAAATGGCACGGCAGATTGTATCCTCCAGCTGATCCCGTGGACGGCTGCGCTGATCGCATTTGTGCGCACGGTGGCCGTGACAGGTGTAGTAGAAGCACAGTTTCCCGCTTTTTGATGTGCCGCTGGTTCCGGTCATCGTATCACCACAGAGACCGCAGAACAGTTTCCCGGTCAGGGAATAATATCCGTTTGGCGTCCGGCGCGGACCGGTCTTTGTATGGCTGATTGTTTGCACCTTGTAGAACAGGTCCTTATCCACGATCTGAGGGATGGCGTCTTCCTGGATGTGGTATTTTGAGATGAAGGTGCCA